TGCTCATTCCTGGGTTTTCAAATACTGGATAGCCCAAGAGTAAGTCGTTGGCATCAGCAGAAAGGCTTGGCGAGAACAAGTATTGTCCTGCGTTGTCTTTCAACTTGCGAACACCAGCGATGCTGTTTGCGTTCATTTGGAATCCAGTTCCTGGAAGTCTGCGACCAGCGGTATCAACGCTGTACACCAAGTCAATGATGTTGTCGGCAGTTGCAGCAACAGAAGTTCCTGTTACACCAAGAGCAGACTTAGGCACAATTCCGTTTGGTTCAACAGTTCCAGTTCCGGTGGTTAGAGCAGCATTTACGCTGTAACCCATAGCGTTACCAGTTTGTTGAGCTAAGAACGAAAGAATGTCCACGCCTGAATCTTCAACAAGTTCGCGAGAGATTTGGGTCAAGAATGAATACTTGTAAGCACCCAAAGTTACGAACGCATTGAAGGTTGGGTCAGATTCGCTGATTGGTGATGCTTCACCGAATACAGTTCCACCGCTGTAAGTAGCAAGTGAAGGAATCTGCAAGTTCTCGCCACCAGCGGTGTTAAGAACAGTAGAGGTGTCTAGCATCGGGCCAACAGTTCTAGCAAGAAGAAGAACTTCGTTGTAGAAAGAGGTTGGAACTGGTGAACCAGTTGATGACTTTAGAACATCGCGCTTTTCAAATTCGAAAGAGCGGATTTCACCTTTAGCAAGAGCGCGAATTGCATCTGCATCGTTCTTCTCAGAGCGTGCTTCAGCAACTGGGCGTGCTTGGTTTTCTAGGCCCTTCATGGCTTCAGCGGCGCGTTCTTCACGAACTGCATCGGCTTTTAGGGTTTCAATTACTTTTGCGCGAGCGTCTAGGTCAGCAGAAATCTTTTCGTATTTTGCATTTTCCTCAGCGGTTAAATCGCGCTTCTCAGCAGCAGCAGCATCAAGAAGGGTCTTTGCTTCTTCCCATGCACGCTGGCGTGCTTCGTGTTGTTGTTTGATGTATTCCATCATTTTCCTTTTGTGAGTTGTAGTTACTAACCTGCGCGGCTCACGCGACAGAATGACGAAGGCGGCTCACACTCATTCGCCAAAATTTATTTTAATGCAGATTTAGCGTGTTTCTTTAATTTCTTTGATTCTTGTCTCTTTGACTGGTTCAAACTTTTTAGTTTCGGTTTGACCAGCAGCGAGCTTTGCTAATTCTTCTGCCCACTTCTCTGCATATTCAGCGATTGGGCCTGATTCAGGATTACCAGCGACTCTTAGAATTGCAGCCTTAATTTCTACTTTATTCATTACACAGCCTTAAATAGTAGGTCTAGTTGCTTCTTCTTCAAGTCTAAACTTGAAACAGCATCTAAAACAGTTTCTGATTTTTCTTTTAACTTATTGACCACATCAACAAGTAAATCTGCATCATCAGAAGGCAAGGTTTCGCCTGCTTCTAATTTCAACATCACATCAGCCAACTTCTCTGCATCAACCGCAGTTCTAGTGGCAAGAATGTCTAATGAGCGAACAGAAGCGGTGGTTGCTTCATAGGCTGGAAAGCCAGTCACGATAGAAACTTCATGCAAGCGGATTTCTTTCAATTCGCGCACAGTTCCTTCAGCGTTCCACTTATCGCCTTTGCTAGGCACAGAAAATCCAAAAGACATTGAGTGAACATCGCCGCGCTTCATTAAAACTGCTAAATCACGACCTGCGGAAGTATCAGGCAAAATTGCTTCTGCTAAAAGACCTCTGTCATCTTCAATTAGCTTTAGGGTCTTTGAGCGAGTAGAAGCCAAAACAATGTCCATGTTGTGATTCATGAACATCTTGACTTCGTTGCGAGATTTCAAAGAACGCTTGAAAGCACCCGGAAGAATACGCTCGGTGAAAGGTAGTGGCTCTGAGTCTGAATTAAAGACTGCGGCATATCCGCTAAATCTCATGCCATCTGATTCGGCATTATCAATGCGAACTTCAAAATCAATATCGTTTTTAACGCGGCGTTCTACTTTAGACAATTTTTCTTCCTTCTCTTGGTTTAATTGTATATTCACGCTCGACCATCTGCTTCTATCTTCTTCTGCTCTAATTCTTTCAACTACGCCTTCTGCATATTTCATAGCACGATTGGCAGCACGCTTTGATGGGCCACTTCCCCAAAGAAGATGTGCTACAAGTCCTGGGCCGGGATATTCAGAATCATCAGGATTGGAATTTTTGGGTGCATCTAAATCAGGCATGTGTCTTGCTATCCATGCGGCTATGCGAACCCATTTATCTGCGCTGACTCGACCTGCGGCCATCTCGCGTGCTTCACGCAAAGTCTTGTCAGTTAATCCATCGCCACCAAAGCCTTGACGATTGAGTTCTAAACCTCGGCGTGCTGCGGCTCGCATATAAGCAGGCGGTTCTAAATTAACTTGCCTTATATCTCTTTCGCCGCCAGGTTCTAAATCTTCTGCAATAGAAACCGCAACCATTTGGTCAATCGCTTCTTGTTTTGTTTGATGACAACCAATAACTTCGCCATCTTCCTTAATAGTTGCCCAACCTGAACAATCAGGTGATGAATCGGTTATGTAATAAGGCATTAGAGAACCTGCCACATTACGCCGAGAGTTCTATTGGAATCGCTGATAGCCCATAATTCATTTCCAGGTTGTAGAACAAATTGATAATCGTCACCCTCATCAAGATGAATTGAATTATTTATTGTTATATCCGCAGAACCACCAAGATAAATATATTCATTAGAACTCTTAACCATATTGTGCAGAATAACTTGAGTTGGATTTGATTGTGCGCCTAAAATTTTTACTGCTGCGGTTCCAACTGTATAAGTCGCTGAATTAAGAGCCATAACCTACCTAAATTAAAAGAAGCAACTCTGCTTCATCTTCCAATATAGAAAAGTCTATCTGACTTTCAGCACTAGCATCAAAAATTCCTGCTAAGGTATCGGCTTTTGCTGTCAGAGTTTTGATAACTGGTCTTGCTGGTTCAGTTTTCTTAATGACTGGAATCTCAGGCTCAAAGTATGTTTGAACTTCTTTTTTCTTCTTGCGTGGTCGCGCATATCCATTAGAGCCATATTTTGCAGGCTCAGGCGTTGGTGGAGTTGGAATTGTTGATGTGGCACTTGCAGATAGAGAGCCGAGAGTTGCTTCACCTGATATTGATACTGCTAATGCGCTTGTTGCTTCTGCTTGTAATCCGCCTAAATCTGAATTGGCTGTTATTGGATTATCAATAGATTGTGTAGCGTTAGCCGATACACCGCCTAAATTAGATTGAGCTGAAATAAATCTAGTTAGTGTCGGAATTGCAAAAGCGTTTAGGTCACCGAGTTCTGCAACACCTGAAATAAAATTGCCGATTGCTTCTGTTGCTTGCGCAGATAAACCTTGCAGATTAGAAGTTGCATTTGCAATCTTTTCTACAATCGCTGATGCTGATGAATCAATTTGTCCAAGAGTTGCAGTTGCTTCTGATTGCCATTGAGCCAATCCATCGTAAGTAATGAATGTGCTGTCGTAAATGTAGAGTTGATTGTCGTAAGTTGTGTTTCCGCCTGCGATATTTTCATCTAATAAACCACGCGTAGCAGAATCTAAAACTAATGTTGCTTGAAATCCTAAATAGGCAGAATCTAACTGTCCTTCATTAAGGACAATTTTGCCAGCCATGTTAGCTTGCTACTGTAAGCGATGCCGTTAAAGAACCTGAAGATATCGTTAAAGTATCGCCTGCGGTATATGCGTTACCAGTAATCAAACCTGAGAATAAAAAGTTACCTGCTGATTCGTTATCCCAAGCGGTGAAGTGAGTTGCATCTTCTGAACCTGAAATGTTTGTCCAAGTTATATCTGCGTCAGAAGCAATAGAACCGCTAGCAGCCGCAGCAAAAGAAACTGACTTGCGAGTTGTCTCAGTTGCTGGGTTAGAAGTTCCATTAGCGCCGGGGTCACCGACATGTAGTTTGACATAAACAGTTGTAACAGCAAAAGAAGTGTTATTACCTAAAGCATCTAAAAATTTATTTGCGGTGTAGGTGCTTAAACCAGTTGCCATTATTGTTCCTCAGTTTCGTCAATGATTCTAACAATCTTGTTGTCTTTATCGCGCTCAACAGTTCTAATAACTTTCTTTGCTTCAGGCGCTCTTACATTTACAACAGGCGGTTCTACTCTTATTTCAGGTTGTGGCACATTGACAACAGTTTCCGGAATATGCACATTGATTTCAGAACCGCGCACATCATAAACATCTTGTGGTGCGGTTGGGTCAATTTGTACAACTTGCTGAAGTTGAGTTGATGGAAGTCCTGTATGTGCAATCGTTGGTAAGCCAAGAGCAGAGAGAACTTGCTGTGGGTCATAACCAACTTGTACAAGTCTTTGGGCCATAGCGACCTTCTTGTCATCAGTTACAACTTTGGTATCAGCCAAGTCAATGTTTGCTAGTGGCACGCGGTGTTGGTCACCATTTTCAACTGGTCTTAAATCTTCAAATGTTCTTATGTCATTTACAGAATAAAAGCCTGCTTGCAAACCTACTGAATAACCTTGAACGCGAGTTGTGTAATCACCGCGTAGTAATCCATCAACATTTATTTTCAAAAATGCTTCTGATGGCAACAAGCGTGAATAGGCTTCTTCTAGTTTTTGAATATATGGCCGCAAAGTATGAGTTACGAAGTTGATGTTGTTTTGCTCAACGCTTGCGTAGCTCATAGCACCCGGGGTTGTGATTCCTAGCATGTGCG